TGACTGCGACGTGATTCAGGCAGACGGCGGTACGCGTACGGCATCTATTACCGGCGCATTTGTGGCACTGCACATTGCCGTCGGAAAGCTGATTTCAGACGGCATATTGACCGAAAATCCGATTTGTGAGGCCGTTGCCGCCGTATCCGCCGGCATAGTCGGCGGAGTGCCGCTTTTAGATTTGGATTATCCTGAAGATTCCGGTTGCGACAGTGATGTGAATATCGTTATGACCGCATCGGGGAAAATTATCGAAATACAGGGGACGGCGGAAGGCGCGCCATTTAGTTTGGAAGAATTGGGCAAACTGATCGGACTGGCGGAACAAGGCATAAGAGAGCTGGTGCGATATCAGCAAAATGCATTGTCCGTTGCTTAATTATTGTCCGTATGCCGTCTGAAAACTGAAACCTAATGAGATAAATATATAGGGGGTGATGAGAAAAATGGGATGAGAGAGGATGATGGGGGATTTTGTGGGATGAAAAAAATGCAAGGGAGTTGCAAATATTGCAATAAAAACGGACGGTATTTTTATCGTCCGTTTTTTGTTGTCAAAGTCCTTTTTTGAGGGTGGCGATGGCGATGGCGAGGATTCGGCGTTCGGCACCGGGTTGGAGTTGGTTGTTGCCGTTGATGGGGAGATAGGGGCGTGCTGGAAGGTTGGTTTTGTGCCCTCGCCCTGCTCGTCCGCCGAGGTGGTGGATGGCGGCGTATTTTTTGTTGCTGCCGATTCGGGCATAGTTGCTGCCAACCTGTGTAGTCAGGCTGGCGGCAAGTTGCCCGCTTTTTTGCAGAGTCTTGCCTCCCTCATCTGCGGCACGCCGGCTTCGTTTCCACCGCTGCTCGCCCCAGCTTTCGGATTCGAAGTTTTCTTCGGTCATAGATAGCAATTCAGTTGCAATACCGCGCATCATGGGGCGGGTGTTTGCGGCGTTTTTAAGGAGCGTACTCAGACCGTGTTCGAGTTTGGCAGCATCGAGTTTGATTTCCAGCATAATCAGCCTTTTAACAGTTTAAGCACCCAAGTTAGCGAAGCGGTGGACAGGGCGTTTTTGAATCTGTCGTTGCCCATCATCGTTTTCAGGGCAATGCGGGCGATGTCCGGATGGGTTGCCTGCGCCTTATCCACTGCGATTTTCGCCATACGGGACAGCATAGATTTGCCTTGGTTGGCGTTGAAGCCCGCATTGGGGGCGATAAATGTGTTGTTGATGCGAATGCCGGTGCGCTGTGCGTAACGCTCCTCTCCGGTATAGGGATTTGCGCCTATATCTACGGTGATGGACTCAAGATTCGGTCGGGGCAGGACACGGTTTTCTCCCATACTGCGGGACAGCGGTTTGACACGGCAGCGACAGCGGTAGTCCAAAGGAGGGTACAAAGTATTCCATACGGGGTCGTCTGCGGCATAGACGCGACCGTGCATCATACGGTGGGTATCACGAGTGCGGTTGTCGTTGATGGCGACGTACTGCCAATAAGGGTGCGTGTCGATGGAGTCCATCATTTCGGCGTAGCGGCCCGCCATGTAGGCCGACTGCATATTGGTCAGATAGATGGTTTTCAGGCGGTGGGGGCTACCGAGCTGTACGCTTTGGGTTTCTCCTTCGGGATTTTGAACTTCCTGCCTGCCCCACCAGCCTTTGCGCTGTAGAACGGGGGCGAGTTCTCGGCTGAACTCTTCCAGTGTCCGGCCTTGTTCGGCGGCATCGACGACGGCGGAATAGATATCGGAGAGCACATCCATTTTGGCGGTTTTGGCCACTGTAAAGGCAGTGGCGTGCGCGTCGTCCAACATATCCTGCCAGTCCCAAGATACGGCAATGCCTTTTTGCTTGAGATAGGTGACGGCGGCTTCGGGTTTCATGCCGAAGACGGCTTTAATATCTTCGGGGTTCATGATTTAAGCTCCTGTGCTACTTCAATCCTGCCGACCAAGTCGGAAAGGAAAATCAGGCGCGCCAATTCGTTTTGCAAGGCGGTATCGTCCATATTCGGATAGGCGGCAGACAGACGATCGAGCAGGTTTTCGGCGGTTTCTCCACGACTTAATTCGGCCACTAGGACGGCAGTCAGCAGGTCGCCTTGTGTATTCAGATGGTCTGAGTTAGGGACGAGTCCGTCGATGACCAAACCTGCATCCATCAAATCGCCCTCGGTAAAGTCGGCAGCTTTTGCCTCCGGGCTTGCTTGAACACCCTCAAGCAAATCTCCATCTTCCAAACCGTATGTGCGCTGCCAGTATTGCTTGGTGAACTTGGCACCGGCATCCACCATCATCTTATCCCGTTCGGCACGCTCTCTGGTGCCGCTTTCCTCATTTTCGAACAGCACGAATTTCGGACGGGCAACGTCTCCGAAATTTATCTCTATTACCCACTCTATCAACTGATTGAACGTTGTCTCCACGATTCGTTTGTCGCTGTCGCGGATGTCGTCCGTTACTTCCAAGCCTGCGGTCGCGCTGGCGTGGGTACTGTCTTTTTCGGTAGTTTGGTCTTGTCCGAGCAGCGCAATGCTGATTTCGGAGCGGCAATAACGGATGAGCTTGTCGTAGGCATCAATAGATGAGGCCTTGCCGCTTGCCTCGTGGATTTCGACGCTGGAATCGTTGGGGATGGTGCCGACGCTGTTGCCGATCAGGGCTTCGAGCGCGTCCAGCAGCTTGTCGGTATCCTGCGGGGTATTGGAACGCGGCTCTTTACCAATCAGCCAAGGCGCGCCGTATTTTTCGGTGAACTGCATCCAGAATTTAAGGCCGCCGCGTTTGAAGGTGACCAGCCAAAAAACCAAGCCCAAATCGCCCAAACCGTAGGGGTTGAGATAATCTGCCTCGTGTGTCGGGCAGAGGAACTTATAAGGCGGGGGAATGGTATCGGTCAGACCCTTTTGGATGTAACGCAGCTCGCCTTCGTTGTTGAAGGCGAACCACTCTTGCGGCTTGGCGATGATTTTTTCAGGCAGCCATACAGAATCTGTACGCCAAATCAGCTCGACGGGTTGATAACCGTAAAAAACAGCGTTTAAAACATCTTTAATCAGGCGGTAAACATCGGTTTCGGCCAGCCAGCTATCGATAAAATCTCGGACATTTTTAGGCGTATCGTCGCCCTCAAGCCGCCATTCGAGGCGGGCGACAGCGGCTTTTCGGCGGCGCACCAGCGAGCCGATCAAGGGGTCGCGCATCAGCTCGCGGTAAACGGAGATTTGCCTGCCCATTTTGCGCAAAACGGGATCGGGATTCGGCAGCCAACCGTTGAAACCGCTGAAAAACGGGCGGGAAACGGCGAGATGTGCAGATAAATCCTGCGGCTTGAAGGTCATGATGCCTTGACTGGTTTTGAGTTTGAGATGGGGTTTGGGCATGATATGTACTCTTTAAATACCTTAATAACCTTTGGTTAATGCGCTTTTTCGGCGGATTCGGCGGCTGGCTACGCGTATCGGTCCGGTATTCAGCTCGCGGCTGGCGTAATGGGCAAGGACAAAGGCAATCGCCGCGTCGCCGTGGCGTTTTTTGCCGTCTTGACCTTTAGTGCGTACATCGGGGATGCGCGGCACGCCTCTGACCAGCTCGAAGGCGCGCAGGTCGGTCAGGATGTCTTCGTCTTTGGGGATTGCGTCCAACGTGCCGTCTTCAAGGGCGGCTTTGAACGGCGCGGTATGGGTGCGGTACCAATTTTCCGAGAGCATGACCGACTCACATACCTCCGCGCCAAATTCGTCGCGCATGGCTTCGGCGATTGACTGGCCGTTGCCGCGCGCGTCCAATGCCGCTCCGCGCAGATTGGGTAAGCCGTGCAACAGGTGTTTCATGATTTGCTCTTGTTGGGCAAACGGCATATTGCCCAACTCCAACACGAACGGCGGCTTAAGGCTTAAATTAGTCTGCTGCAATAAAGGGACGATGACGGTACGGTCGCCGCTGCGGGCAAAGTCTTCGCCGACAAAGCTGGTGCGGGTTTTATCCAAACCGTCGAGCAACGGTTGCAGGGTGTCGGCTATCCAGTCCGCTACTTCGGCGGCGCGGCGCGGTTCGGGCAAGAGGCCGAAATCGTCGGTCTGGTCGTAGCGGATAACCGGTGTATAAGGACTCATACGGCTTTCGATTAAGGCGCGGTTGAGCCATTTGCCGCCGCCGTTTTTGGGGATACAGTCCAACTCTTCGCTGGCATCTTCGCCGTAGAAATCACGAATTTCCTTGCACCACGCGGCTTCGCCTTGGGGTGTCCACTCCTTGCCCAAACGCAGGCAGATGCGGCGGTAGAGGCCGTCTGAAACGGCCTCGTCGAAAGTAATGCGGTGGATGGAATAAGGTTTTTTGCCCGCACGAATGTCGGTAATCAGCTCGTTGAAGGGGTTATCCACGCCGTCATGGGTAGAGATGATGTGTACCTGCCCGCCCCACATCAGCAATGCCATTGCCGCTTTGAGCAGCTCTCCGAGCTGCTCGTGGAACGCCGCTTCATCGATGATGACGCGCCCCTGCTTACCGCGAAGGTTGGACGGTCGACTGGACAAGGCGGTAACGCGCCAGCCGGACGCGAAACGGATGACGAAGGCGAGGACGGATTTTTTGTCGTCACCCTCGACGAACACCTCCTCGGTCTCTTCGATTTCTCCCGCCGCTAAACCGTAGAATTTCGCCCAGTTGGCACAATCGCGGATAAACTCCAAAGCCATGTCTTTGTTGTAGCCTATGTACCATGCGTCCATGCCGCCCGATGAGGCGGCAAGTAAGGCGGTATCGGCAGCCTCGCCCCAGCTCAGACCGATGCGTCGGGATTTTTCGCAGAGTTTGACGGGAGCGTTGTCGGCGCACCAACGCTGCTGATAAGGCAGCAATGCCGATGGCGTTCGGTCTTCGGTTTTGGTCGTCATGATGCGATACCTAAAATCTGTTTGCGGATGGCTTCGGCAGCCGCGTCGGACAGCCCGCCTTTTTTTGCCTGCTTGGCCACGTTTTCGGCTGCGGCTTCGACTTTTGCTTTAACTTTTGCCTGATATTCTTTCAGGCGCGTTCCGGCGGTAATCAGACCGCTGATTTTGCGCGCTCCCTCGCTCATAATCCCGAAGCGGTCAAGCGCGTTTAACTCGTCTTCGGGCATCTCGCCAATCTGCACCAATGCCTCAAATAACTCTGTCTGCAACATCGCCATCAAGGCTTCGGAGCGGGTATCCCCCTCGTCTGCCGCACCTTCGGCAATCAGGCGTGCCGCTTCGGTGCTGTTTTTGATGGCGGCAAACCGACGCTGTACTTTTTGGCCGTATCGATGGGCGGCGGAGCGGCTGATTTCGTAGCCCTGCTGCTGCAACCATTCCGCCAGTGCCTGATAGTCGGCAAAACCGTTTTCGACGAGTTTGCGCTCAAATTCGTGTCGGACAGCTTCGGGCAATTGGTCTATCGTGCTGCGCTTGGCCATATCAGCTCCACACTTTTTCGGGACGGGCGATACCGGCTCTGCATTCAACCGTATATTCGGCAATATCGACGCCCAAGCCGGTCAGGTCGGCAAACCACAGGCCGTGCGGGGCTTTATTCAGCTCAACCAGCTTACGGTCGGCAAGATAGTCGAGCTGTTGGCGTAGTTCCAGTGCGGTGGTCCGCGGGTAAATCGCGTTCATGATGTCCAGCAGAAAGGTCTCACTGGTGGTGTGCGGGCGGGCTTTATTAAGGGTGTTGATGATGTTCCAACGCATCCCCTCGCGGCGTTGTTTGGCGATCAATTCCTGGCTAATCATTTCTTTACGCTTTCCATTTTGTAGATTTCAGTGAGTTTTTCTGCGACGTTGTCGAGCTTGGCTTCGAGGACGACCTGATTGCGGATGTAGTCTTCGCGCAGGACGTATGTCAGCGGCAGACCGGCATTGAATTCCGCCAGTTTGTTTTCCATGATTTCGACTTTGCCTTGTAGGCGTTCCTGCTGTTTTTGGCGTTCGTCCTGCTGCTCGCGGAATTGCGCCAGCAGCATTTTGCCGAAGGTAAAACAAATGCCGAGGAAGGAGAGTAAAAAGCCGACAAGCTGCCAAAATTCGATGTGGATAAAGGTTTTTTCCATTGTTCACCTCTGAAATCCGTGTTCAAAATATTCTTGGCAGACAACACAGCGCGTACAGCCTTGGACGGCTTTTTGCCTGGCTTCGGGTATCGGTCTGCCGCAATCTTCACAGTGGCTTAGGCTGGCGGTGGTTTCAGACGGCGGTTGATGCTTTGCCAGGGATTCTGCAAGAAAGATGGCTTCGCGTTCGGATGCGCGGTCGGCAAAATCAGTCATTTTTCAGACGGCCTTTCTTGTACCATGTCTGCCAGCCGGAAATTTGTTTTTCCAGTTTTTGGCAGTATTCGCCATAGCGGACGGCGTGATTTAAAAGTTGTTCGGGAGAGCCGCCACTCAGACGCTCGGGGCGTTCGTGAACGAGCAGCAGCTCGGAAGAGACCGGGGGGGATTTCCACGACGTTAACGGTTTTAATCGTGGCCGAGGGCACGGTTGTAGAGTTGCACGCTGTTAGTGCCAAGGCCGTTAAAACGGTTGCCGTCTTTTTGTACAGTTTCATCAATCTGCTTCTCCAATTGAGCCGCTTGGCGGCCGATTTGCTGATAAGCGGTTGCTAAATCGCGGCTTTGTGCTTGTGCGAAATCAAACCAACGCTGTTTTTCTTCATTAGCCGCTTTGAGCTTTTCGGTATAAAGCTGCTCGGCTACCAAGGCTGAAGCCTGATAAGTAGCAATGACTTCGGCTTTTTCAGCTTCCGCCTTCTTTGCCGAGGATTTATAGCCGCAGAAATAAATCGTTGGTACTGCACCTGCTATCAGCAAAATCAGAATCAGGGTCTGCCAAATAGGGTTAAGCGTTTTCCACATCGTCTTTACCTTTATTGATTCCAACAACCTGCGGAATCGCCGCGATGCCGCGTTTGATTAATGCATACCCGCCGACCAATGCGCCATAAGCCCACCAGAGCCATTCCGGCGCATCTGCTGTTTGAGAAAACTTATAGGTCATAGAAGCGGCTGCCACGTTTGCCCATAGTTTGGTATGGCTGATTTTCCCTGTGGCCGGATTAGAGACCAAGCCGCCCAGCCATCGGAAAAAGGCGGTTATTTGCGACGCTTTTTTTTGGCTGCGCGTTTCGCGGCGGCTACCCCGCTCTTGCGGTGGGCTTGCGTCCAACATCCCTGAGTCGGCATGGCGTAGCGAATGCCTAGGTCGCTGTGGCTGAAATCGGGCTGCATGGCTGCGGTCATTAGGGCGATGAGTGACTTTTTTGACATGGTTTGTCTCCCTTTAATCAGTGTTATCTGCAGACGCGTGAATCAGGTTTTGCGCCACACGGCGTACCCAGCCCTTGCCGAAAGAAGTGAACGTACCGAGCTTGGTATAAAAGACCAGACGCTCGGCGTTGAACCGCAATAAAAGGTCGTTTTCGGGAAGGGAATTGATGGCTTTGAGGCTGATTTCGCCGATGATTCCATCGTCCGGCACGCCTGCGGCGCGTTGGAGCATACGGGCGGCATTGCCGTAACCGTGGTTGACGCAGGCATCGAAGAATTGGAAAGCGACCGCTTCAGGCATTTTGTCGGCGTGGTAA